CTTAAGTGGTACAAACACAGGAGATCAAGACTTAGGACCATATGTGTTATCTGCTAATACAGCTTCTTTTGCCATAACTTCAAGTAATGTATTATTTGGCCATATAACAGCCTCAGGGAATATAAGTGCAAGTGGAGGTTATGTTTTAGGACAATACTTTGCTATGAATTTCCCTAATACAGGAACAAACACTATTCAAATGTCTATTCCTAATAGAATAGATATATCTCCTAATAATATAACAGCAATAAGATTAACATCTTCTTCGGTTTCTTTAAATAAGGATACATCAGTTAATGGAGATATAACATCTGTTACTAATATTACTGCTTCAGGTAATATAAGTTCAAGTGGTAATATTATTGGATTATCAGGATCATTTTCTGAAATATCAGGTAATAGCCCCTTAAGTATTAATGGTTCAGTAAATGTTAATGGAACTATTACATCAGGTTTAATTACATCAGGAAGTCGTACAAGAAAAATTAGAACAGTAACTTTAACAGCTACAGGAACTAATGATCTTAATGCTGCTCAAACTGTACAACCTGATGATGATATAATTTTAGTAGTAGGTAATACAACTTCCACAATTAGTGTAAATGATTTTACTTTTAATTGTAATAGTATATTTCGTGCTTCAGCAAGTGAAATAGGAAGAATTGTTACTATAGCTAATGTTAATAGTGCTGTAGGGGCAGATCTTATTTTAGGTGCTCCTGACCCAGGTGATGATAATTACACAGCTAATGGTGCTTCTACAGCAGCAAAATTTGCATCAGTTTGTAATTCTATAGGAGATGAAGTAAACATAGTTGTCATTGGATCAAAAACAGTTGCAATTTATGGTAGTGGAATTTAAAAAACAATTATATGAAATGGATAGGCCTAAAAGGTGAACCCATATCAAATATCCTAGATTTTCCAGATAACACATACGGATTTGTTTATAGAATAGTTCATAAACCTACGAATAAAACCTATATAGGTAAAAAAGTATTATACTATGAAAGAAAAGTAAAGTTAACTAAGAAAGATCTAGCAATGTATGAGGGAGTAGTAGGTAGAAAACCATCTTACAAAATAGCAATAAAAGAATCTGATTGGTTAACCTATTGGGGTTCAAATAAATTGCTTAAAGAAGTAATGGATTTAGAACCGATAGATAATTTTGAACGTCATATTATTAAAACAGCACCTAATAAAAAATTACTAACATACTATGAAACTAAATATCAATTTATATACCAAGTATTAGAAAAACCGGATGAATATTTTAATGATAATATATTAGGTAAGTTTTACACAAAAGATTTTGAATTATAAAATATAGTTCGTATATTACAATTTATGGTTAATGAACTACTAGTTAATCTAGTAAATACGGTTTTAGGAACAAGCAAAAGAACTGCTCGGGGCAATCAGGCATACCACTGTCCTTTTTGTAATCACCATAAACCCAAACTGGAAGTAAATTTTACTGAAAATAAAAAAGGCTACAATCCTTGGCATTGTTGGGTTTGTGGTAAAAAAGGCAAAACTATAAAGGGTTTATTTAAATTACTTAAAGCACCATCCGATAAATTTATAGAATTAAGTAAACTAGTTAAAACAGGTAGTCAAGTAGAAGAAGTTATAGTACAAAATGTAGTAGAATTACCTAAAGAATTTAAACAAATATTAGGTAGTACTGATCTAAAAGCAAGACAAGCATACAATTATCTTAAAAATAGAAATGTAACAGATGATGATATTATAAAATATAATATTGGATATTGCAATTTTGGTAGATATGCTAATATGGTTATTATACCATCATATGATAAAGATGGCTCACTAAACTATTTTACAGGCAGATCATTTGAAAAAGATCCATTTGTTAAATACAGAAATCCGGAATGTTCAAGAGACATAATACCATTTGAATTATTCATAAATTGGGATTCACCATTAGTACTATGTGAAGGACCATTTGATGCTATAGCCATAAAAAGAAATGCTATACCATTATTAGGTAAAAATATACAATCAAATTTACTTAAACGTATAGTACAATCAACAGTTAAAAAGATTTACATAGCACTAGATACAGATGCTATAAAACAAGCACTCAAACATTGTGAGTACTTACTAAACCAAGGTAAAGAAGTTTATCTTGTAGAATTAGATGGAAAGGATCCAAGTGATTTAGGTTTTTCCTATTTTACCAAGCTAATTCAAAACACAGAACCCATTGATCAATATGATTTAATGGAGAAAAAAATATCTCTCGTATGAAGAAGAGGAATGTAAAGAAAAAGTATAACCGTATACTTGAAATATCTGAGGATGCTAAACAAATAACACTACCAGATTCTAGATATTACAGACGAAACGGAAAATATTATCCATCAGTAACATATGTTTTAGGTTACTACCCTAAGGGCAAATTTTTTGAAGATTGGCTTAAAAAAGTAGGTTATAGTGCAGATTGGATAGTTAAAAAAGCAGGTGAAGAAGGTACTCAAGTACACGAGATGATAGAAGATTATTTAAACGGTAAAGAATTAAATTTTTTATCTGAAAGTGGAGGTGTATTATATGATCCTACAGTATGGCAAATGTTTTTACGATTTGTAGATTGGTGGGAAACCTATAACCCAACATTACTAGAAACAGAAGTACATTTATTTTCAGACAAACTTAAAGTAGCGGGTACATGCGATTTAGTATGTGAAATAGATGATGAAATATGGATTATAGATTTTAAAACATCAAACCATTTACAAACAACTTACGATTTGCAGACTGCTGTTTATGCCCAATGTTATGAAGAGTGTTTTGGTAAAAAAGTAGATAAACTAGGAGTTCTATGGTTAAAATCATCTAAGCGTGGACCTAAAGAAGGTAAAATGCAAGGTAAAGGATGGGAAATATACGAATCAAAACGTACCCAAGAAGAAAACCTAGATATATTTTTAACTGTAAAAAAATTATTTGACCTAGAAAACCCAAGACACTCACCAATATTTACAGAATTTAGAACGCACGTGAAGAAAAAAGATTGATATTTATATCATATGATATCACTGATGCAATTACTAAAAGAAGTTCAAGGTAAACCTAAAGCAATACTTCTAGCAGGAGCTCCAGGAGCAGGTAAAGGATATATCCTAGATAAAGTAAACTTATCAGGTTTAAAAACTTTAAATTTAGATGACACAATAGTAGCTTTATCTAAAAAAGATGGATTTACCCTAAATCAATTAAAAGCAGATTTTGAAAATAGAAGTAAATTTATGCAAGCAATGAGGGATGCAACTACAAAGTTAAAAGGTAATCCTGAAAAAGGTATAAAAGGTGATTTACCCCAAACTATAGAAAATCGCGAATCATTTGTATTGGATGGTACATCTGCATCAGAGAAACAAACGATTAAATTGCTAAAACGGCTAGAACAAGCAGGATATGATATTCTTATGCTCTATGTTTATACTGACTTAGAAACCGCATTAGATAACAACCAAAAAAGGTATGAAAAAGCTAAAGAGGAGGGTAAAGATGATAGAAGTTTATTACCTGGTGCAGTAATAAGAACATGGAAAGATGTAACTAAAAATTTTAATACATATAAAAATGAATTTGATAATTTTGTTTCTGTAGCAAACACAGGCGATTCTGAAACTATGAAAAATATAAAAGACATACTACAAACCTATGTTGATCCTTTCCAAGTTAAAGATGGTATTCCTAAAACCTCAGACCAACAACAAAAATCAGATCAAGCAAAAGATGATTTAAATAAAGAGATACAAGCTATTTTACAATCGGATCAAATCCAAAATATAATTAATACCTCAGTATCTTCAGATGAGGCTAAAAAGATTATAAACACATTTTTAAAATGAGTGAATTAAGTGATTTTTTAGTAAAAAGTATACTAAATGAAGATACTCCAAAACAGGTAGTAGCTTTATTTGGGGGAGGATTTAAACCTCCTACAAAGGGTCATTTAGAAGTAGTTAATCAAGGTATTAAAACAAATCCTGAAGTATCTGAAGTAAAAATATTAGTAGGTGGAGGGGAAAGAAATGGTTTTACACAAGACCAAGCAGTTAAAATTTGGAATTTATATAATGATATAGGTTTTATAGATAAACCTGCTACAATTATACCTGTTAGTTCACCGTTTACATATTACAAAAATTATCTTAAAGATAACCCAGATGATAAAGTATATGTTTTTATAGGATCAAGACCTGAAGATGAAAAAGATCAAATGGATGTTAAACAAAGATCTGAATTTGTAAAAAAATATAGTGATAATGTTATACCTGTAGAAGTATCTACAACAGGGGGAGTATCAGGTACATTAGCTAGAAAATTATTTAAAACGGATATAGACAGTTTTAGAAATATGTTTCCTGAAAATTTACTTGATGAAGATTTTGAGAAAATATTGGACATACTTAACAATAAATCAACGGATAACACGCAGAAATCAGCGCCTAAAGCAACAGAACCGCTAACCCCATTAAGTGAAGCTATTATAGGTGATAAAATATTATGTGATAATTGTGGCTGGAGCTGGAAAATTATTGATGGTGGAGACGATTTATTTATTTGTCATAAATGTGGATTTGACAATGAGCTTACTTTAGAAGAAGGCAGAAAAAAGAAAAAAGACCCTAAAAAAGGTACAGGTAAAAAACCAAAAGGTAGTGGACGTAGATTATACACAGATGAAGACCCAAGCGATACAGTGGGTATAAAATTTTCTACTAGACAAGATATAGTAGATACTTTAAACAAAAAATCATTTAAAGCTAAATCACATGCTAGACAATCTCAAATTATAAACTTAATACACCAAAGAGTAAGAGCAGCTTTAAGTAGAACTAAGGATCCGGCTAAAAAGAAAAAATTAAAATCTGGATTTGAATATATTAAGGGTAAAAAAGAAGCCTCTAAGGCAAAAACTCAAAGACTTAAAAAACAAAAGTCTAAAAATGAAAATATTAATGAGATTGGTGATGCCGGCATGAGAATCAGACCTTGGAGATTTGACGGAGCAAAAAGTGACTATCGAAGTGCAGAACAATTCAAAATGTATTTACAGTCAACTGATAATGATGGAGGAGAGTATACTGGCGAATCTTGGTATAAGTTTACAACAGAGCAGGGTACGGATTATGAAGTACAGATAGATTATACTTGGATGGATGATCCAAAATATAGTGTAGGATTCATAGAGACAGCTGGTGTTGATTTTTACGCAGGTGATGCTTATGATGGCCGTATGGATAAATCAATGTCAATGACAAATAAAGGAGAAGTATTTGAGGTAATGGCAACAGTTACTGATATTGTACTTTCATGGTTAAATGAATGGGATAAAGTATTTTATATAGATTCATTTATAATAGAGCCGAAAATAGAAGAGTCCGAAAGAGGTATGATGCATTCTCCGGATTTTAAAGCTGCTAGGACTAAAAGGGGTCGTCTTTATCAAGCTTATATTGAAAAACAAATATCAAAGTTAGACACTAAATATACAGTAAATGATATTCAAGGTAGATTTGAAATCACCCCTATCGGAGGAAAAAAACAAAAATTAAATGAAGATGTTTTAGACCAAACTAGTTTAGTTTTACCTAGAGGTAAAAAAATATATTTACAAGCTGAAGAAGAAGATTATGATAGAGGTTTAATAGTTGAATTAAGTGGAGAAGGAGGATATAAAATTAATTATTGGTATGGTGATGATGCACAAGTATACCCAGTTGAAGTTGAAATAGATGGTGAATCTATAAAACCAGATGCTAAAGAAGTTTATTTAAAATTTCATCCATATTTAAAAAATGAAAATATAGATCCTGAATCACAGAAAAAACATAAAGGTAAATCTGCACCATTTGGTTCAGCATATAAACCTGTAAATGAACAAGAAACTACCCATAAAGTTATTGCAAAAGGAGTAGTTTTTGAACCTAAAAATCTTACTATAAACGTAGGAGACACTGTTAAATGGGTAAATAAACAGGGAGTACATAATGTTAATGGAAAAAAATCACATGAAAGAAACCAAAATAACCCTGAAAGTTTTGGTAATAAAGTAGGATCAGGATGGACTTATGAATTTACTTTTAATAAACCAGGATTATATAAATACCATTGTGATCCACATTTATCAGCTGATATGGTAGGAACTATAGAAGTAAAAGATAAAATAGATGAAACTACTAAATTTGTTAAGGGTAGAATAGGTACAAGATATAGAGCTATAGAAAAAAGAGGAGATAAATACTATTATACACAAGATGATCCCTTAGGACAAGGTATTAGACAAGAATTTGGTCCATATAAAACTAAAGCGGCTGCTAAAAGAAAAATGGGTACTTTTCCACCTGCTCAAAATTATAGAGACATTACAGAATTTATAGATAAAATTATAGATGAAAAATTATGTAAAAGAGGTTATAATTATATAGCTAAAAGAAAACGTGAAGGAGAAAAGCATAACCCATTTTTAACTTCTAGAGCAGTAAAAGTATGTAAGGGGCAAATTAAAGGAAGTGATGGTAAAATGAAAAAAGATTTTAGACCTAAAAAAGGTAAAAAAAGATCAGCACAGGGTAGAAAACCTGATATAGTAAAAGAAATAGGTATAGATTTAACAAATTATGATGGTCAAATCCTACCTGGAGATGTTTTAAGAGCACCTAAAGGTTTTCCATTAGGAGGTAAAAAATTAGAAAGTTCTAAACAACTTAAAGTAATAAAAAATAATAGAGAGGGAGTTAATAGATATAAATTATCATTAGAGGATAAAGATGGTAAAAAATACTCAGTAAGAAATTTTGAAATGGATGGTGAATATAAAGGTAAAAAATTACCAAAATGGGGTTTAGTTAGAAAATCTAAAAAAAATATTAATGAAATAGATTATGATAGTATTTTTAGAACTGAAGCTTATATTAAAACAAACCTATCAGACAGAGATCAAGGAGATATATTATCAGATATAAGATCTTTACCAGGGGTTACAATAGTAGGTTCTAAAGAAGTACCAAACAAACCATCCAGAGAGGAATCAATATTAAGTATAAAAGTTGATCCATACCCATTTACCCAAATGGATAATGTATCTGCTCCTGAAGCAGTAGATTACATTTCAACCGAAATTAGAAAAATAAAAGGTGTAGAACGTTTTCAAGTATTAAAGAAAAGAGTAAGTGAAACTAAACCATTAAATGAAAACGCTACATATACTAACCATATAGACTTTAAACAACAAATTAGGGATTTAACCAAACATATGATAAAAAAAGGTATGAATATTTTACCTTTACCTAGAGTAATTTTCAAACACTCAGATACTGAAAACGCATCTAAATTTTTAGGTAAAACAGCATATTACAGTCCTAGTGATACAACAGTAGTTTTATATACAGAAGGTAGACATCCAAAAGATATAGCTAGATCATTTGCACATGAAATGATACACCACATTCAACATTTAGAAGGTAGATTACATGATATTAATACCACAAATACAAATGATGATGATCATTTAAATGATATAGAAAGAGAGGCATATACAAGAGGTAATATGGTTTTTAGAAACTGGACAGATGGACTAGATGGAGAGGAAGTTACTAGTTTAAGTGAAAAGAAAAAACCATATAAACATAAATCAGGTTTTAATGATAAATTAGGTAAGGATCCATTTGGTTTAAATCAATTTGCAAGAGAAATAATGGGTGAAACGGAAAAACCTATAGCAGAATCTGTGGAGAAGCAAGAAGAAGTTCGTATATTTAACCCAAACTGTGGTTGTGATAAAACTTAAAGAAATATATAATAAAATACTTGAACAAGTAGAACCTAAAAAATACACATTATACTGTGATATGGATGGTGTATTATGTGATTTTGAAAAACGATTTAAAGATTTAACGGGTTTACTACCTAGCGAATATAGAGATAAATTTGGAGTAGATAAATTTTGGAAAACTGTAGATAAAGATGGTGTTAGGTTTTGGGTTGGTATTCCATGGATGCCTGATGGTAAAAAATTATATGAGTATATTAAACCAAATTTATATGCTTTACTTTCAGCACCATCTTCGGATAATAGTTCTCGTTTAGGTAAAAGATTATGGGTTAAAAATAATATACCAGGTACAAAATTAATATTAGCAGCGGCTAAAAATAAACAAGACTATTCTGAGGAAAATTCTATATTAATAGATGATAGATTAGATACAATAAATGAATGGAATACTGGTGGAGGGATT